TATAACAGACGCTCTGGTGTATACATTACACCATTCTTGCAGAAATTACCGTACGGTTACTTTATAACCTGGACAAATTTAAGAACCCTCCTGGTGCACTAAAGCCGACAGGCTGCAAATAGTTTTGCTGCCTATTCTAAAATCTAACTATGTTCAGTGCGTACATTATGAATTTGGCATCTCACCTATGGGGCAAAAAATGGAGAATGGTTATTATGTACACCCTCCGGGACGGACCCATGAGATTTTCGCAGATCAAGACCCAGCTGCCGGGATGCTCGGTGAAGGTGCTTTCTGAATGTCTCCAGGAACTAGAGCAAAACAAGATCATCCTGAGAAAGCAGTATAGCACCATACCCGTTAAGGTGACCTACGAACTTTATGATGATATGGGTGAGCTTATGGCTTGCCAGGTCATCTACCGTAAAGCCTTGGCCGGCTTCTTTCTTTCCCGGGCCGCAGACTTCCATCTATCTGAAGAGGTAATTAGACAACTCAAAGAGGAGCAGGTTTCTTCCCAGTAACATACTACCCCTCACATTTTTATGTACCAGCCGCTTATACTATCCGAGCGGCTTTTTTGTTTATATGTTCTTAATAATTCATGAGTAAGGTCTACAAATAAAGAATAAATTTGTAGAGTTTAAACTTATTTTGTATATTTTATTGTAGACCAAACCATCCCTCCCTATGAGCGTACACAGCTGCAATCTGCATTGTCACACGATAGATCCGGAAAAATTAGACCTCATGGGTATGGAGGATGACCCCGGGAAATGGCTACCCTTCTCTTTCCACATGGATATTGTCATAGCCTGTAAACTCACTACAGACGAGGATGACTCTATACTATCCACCTGCACCACCGTATTTACGGAGCAGGGGGACGCTTACATTATTGACACTCCCTATACTGAATTCTCTGCCTTGTTCTCATCCTACCATAACGATGGTCCGACCAAGTCAAGGGAGCTAAACTTTTAAAACCAAACCCAGATGGAACAACAACAGACACCAACCAAAGAAGAAATTGTAGCCTCCCTCTCTGAAATGATTGAGGTGAAGAAGCTGCAGGTGGAGCTCCAGGAGCTGAACACCAAGATGGCCGTATCCAGGGCAGAAGAGCTCAGAGCTCTGCAGTTCCAGGCTCAGATGATCAATCCTCAGCCTGCCAAAGATGATGTACAGCCCCACACCGTAACACAGGAAGACCTGGACAACAACCCAGAACTTGTAGAAGCCGGTGTAGAAGTGGGAGAAGAAATATTGATTCCTAAACAAGAACCTGCTAAAGAGAAGAAGCTTAAAAGAAAGTAATGACCACCCACTACAAACTCAGGGATTATAATCCCACCCTGGCGTTTGAACGAGAGCATCCCAGGCCCCTACGCTGGGACGACAAGTATAAGCTCTGGATGCTAGAGGACAACGACAAGTGCCAGGGCATCTGGCTCAGGGACAAGGACAAGCTGGTGGCTGAGATGATCGTCACCTGGCAAAGTGAGAACGTCCTGCATGGAGAGTCTATCACCGTCCTACCAGAATACAGAAGACAGGGGCTGGCCACCAAGCTGGTCAATTTAGCACTGGACTGGGGAGAGAACATGGGATTTAAGTGGTTTATAGGAGAGGCCAGAAAAGGAGCGTCCTGGGGTGTGTTTGAGAATCTTGGGGCCCAGCCTATTCTCACCTATGAAAACTGGAACAAGACGGGGGAGGATTATATGTTTTTTAAAATGGAGATATAAAACCAATGGCACTAGTTAATCAAGTGGAAAAAAGAATGCGGATGACACGCTGGGACATCGTCAAGTACCAGCTGGTGACGCATTGCTACCTCTACAGGATACCAGTGAGTGAGTCAGACCTTGATTGTCTCACCCTGCTGGCTATGGAGGGAGAGGCAGAGCTTACATCTTTCTGCAATAAAGTGTATGACGAGAAGATCTTCTCATCTATACAGAGCGTACGTAATTGTCTCACCAAGGTGGAGAAAAAGAAGCTGATTAAGAAAGAGGGTAAGAACAAGAAAAAGATCTATGTGAATCCTGACATCAAGATGCAGGCTGCCGGCAATATTCTCTTGGACTATAAATTCCTGTGTGTTGAGACCGCTGAAGGCTAAGTCATTTATTGCCCCGGTGGCCAAACAACTGGAGCTGTCAGAAGAAACAGTGAAAGATATTGTCACCTATTATTGGCAGGAAATCAGGACCAGTCTTTCTACACTAAGACATAACAGGGTGCATATTAGTAACCTGGGGGACTTTACAGTGAAAGAATGGAAAATAGATGACAAAATAGCCCAGATAGAAACCTTTGAAAAGAATAATAAACAAAAGGGTCTGCAGCTGATCAACGCCAGGTTTAAAACTGCTGAGGCACTCTATGAGCTGAACACCCTGAAGAAGCAGATTAAAGAGGAGTCACAGAGAGCTGAGTTTATCAAGCTTCATAAAAAGACGGTAAATGAAACTAAACAACATCATACAGATCTGGAAGCACAAGGGTCAGATCCTGGAGGGGATAAAGAATAACATCTTCAAAAGAGAGGATGTAGAGCATATTGCCACTTACAGGATGGACATCTGTGTTGCCTGTCCCTTATATGATAAAACAGGGGAGGGATGTATGGTGCCGGGAACAGAGCCCTGCTGTAATCAGAACAAAGGAGGCTGCGGATGTTCTCTGAATTTTAAAACACGCTCTCTTTCCTCATCATGTCCTATGGGCAGATGGGATGCTGAAATCAGCCAGGAAGAGGAAGATAAATTAAACGAAAAGCTCGGTATCTAATCCATGCCTAAGAAGATCGTAAGTGTCCAGGACAACATTTGTTTGTCTATTGTACACTCTGTAACAAAGCAAAAAACTGTATACCAAAAACTGAGCGGGGGAGAAGACTATCCCGAGCAGAAGGAGGTGCTCGTAAAACAACTACATGTCCGCAAATGGTTCCGTAAAGATGGTATTACATCGGTAGAGGAATACGTGACAAGTAAGAATAGGGTTGCCCGCAGCCGTAGTGTTGTCTTTGACAAATACTCTGGCAGGTTCTATGCAACATTTCATTCACCAGAAGAAGTGATGAATAACATCATTACGTCTTCGGCAAACCCTATTGGATTCAGACATGATACTCAAGTTTACCCCGGAGGACCACAAATACACCAGCATCAAAGAAGAAGATAAACAGGAGTGGATATCCGCCACTACGTTTATTGGTCAGTTTAAACAACCCTTTGAAGCGGACAAAATTTCAGAAAAATCTTCTAAAAACAGGAAATCCAAGTGGTATGGTATGACCCCTGCAGCCATACGTGACGCCTGGAAAGCAGAAGCCAAACGTGCCACCGATTTGGGCACCTGGTACCACAATTGTAGGGAAAGGGACATCTGCTCCTTTGATAACATGGAACGCCATGGTCAAACAGTGCCTGTGGTAAGACCCATAGAAATAGAGGGAGCTAAATACTCTCCGGACCAAAAGCTTAATGAAGGTGTCTACCCTGAACACATGGTCTATCTAAAATCTGCTGGTATATGTGGCCAGTCCGACCTGGTAGAAGTGATCAACGGGGAGGTGCATATAACAGACTATAAAACCAACAAAGAGATCAAGATAGAAGGCTTCACCAACTGGGAAGGCATCACTACCAAGATGATGCCGCCTGTGTCACATCTTGATGACTGCAACCTGAATCATTACACTTTACAGCTTTCCCTGTACATGTACATGATTCTGAAGCACAACCCCAAACTAAAGCCAGGACTGCTGACCATTCATCATGTGTTGTTTGACACCGTGGGAGAGGACCAGTTTGGAAACCCTATAACGGCCCTGGACGACAACGGTGATCCTGTTGTAAGAGATGTGGTGCCCTATGATCTGCCGTATTTGAAATCAGAGATTATATCCCTGCTGCACTGGTTGGAAGACAACCGCCATAAGCTAAAACCAAAGCACTAATGATTGTAGTGTTTGACCATATCAATGGTTTTGGGAAGGTGAGTGACCAGGATTTCATCTACTCCCAACCGCATGGTGTGCTTGAGGAGGGTGAAGATCCGGCTGATGCTTTAGCCAGAGGCTGGATACCCTGGGACGGAGATTGGTACAACCTCAGGTCGGTGAGGATTGATATAAGTCAGTATAAACCGCATGAGACTACCAAACGCCTGGCTAAAAAGATCCAGACCCACTACCAGGATTTTATAGACACCCCAGAACACCGGGAGCTCTACCAGCAGTATTTGGACTATCACGGTTTTGACCGCACCATTACCTGGGAGCAGCTCTTCACTGGCAAGATGCTCTGTTATTATTACGAGCACACACTGATCGGTTACTCCCTGGTGGATCAGTATAACGAAGCTTTAGTAGCCACACAGTTTGTGTGGAACTACGAGGAGCCTAAGCTGTCCCTGGGTCGTGTAGCTCAATACTACGAGTGTCAGCTGGCAGCATTCCTGGGTTGCAAATACGTGTACATCCTGGGAGGTTATGAGCAGTGCTGTATGTATAAGTCAGATTTCTACGGGTTTCAGTGGTGGACAGGAAAGGAGTGGAGTGAAGACAAGAAGCTCTATAAAAAACTTTGTGAACGGGATGAAAACGCGGTGGTGAGCTATGAGAATATATGAACCTGATAACCGCGTAGAGGTGAGTACACCCAAAGGAGATGGAATCATCTGGTTGGTAACAGACTATGGACATGAAACCGACACAGTGTACACCATCATCATTAACGACACCGGCGAGTTTTGGCAGTTCACGCACAAGGACATCAGGGCTAAAAAGAACATAACATTTAGAAGATCATGATCAGACTCTTTGATATACAGAACGGGAAGGTGGTGCCCAGTGAACACTGCTACACCCTAAAATTTTTAAAAGACATCATGGATGAGTATGACACAGAGGCTGTAAAAATATATGCCTACCTGTTTTATATGAGCTGTCCCAATCCTGATCTCAACCCGTTTTTTGATGTACCGGAAACTGACAAGGAAGAATTTATTCTTAAAGAGATTGACGCAGACTTTTCTACTGACGACGATCTTATTACAAATGCTCTTAAGCTATGCAAGAAAATGTATGAAACACCAACGTACCGAGCGTACGCAGGAATTAAAAGCATGCTGGACCGTCTTGCTAAATATATGGAGACCACAGAGATTGAACATGGCCGAGATGGTAACATTACTGCGTTGGTCAATGCAGCAGCCAAATTTGAAGCTATACGTCAGTCTTTCAAGGGTACGCTGCGAGATCTGGAAGAGGAACAACAGAGCCAGGTGAGAGGTGGCCAAAACTTAGCATATGATCAATAAACCCCTTAATAGATAACACATGAAACATTTATTTTTTATCCTGACCGTCGTTTTACTAAGTAGTTGTACAACTACTCCAGACAACATTGTACACAATGAAAAAACAGAGCCTGGCAGCTGGACTGTTAATTCTGTTACAGGTAATGTCGTACAACAGCATTTTACGTTTTACCAGATTGCTCCTACATGGGGACAAGCTTTTGATTATGCCAACAAGAGAGCAGACCGACCCATAAAGGTTATTGCCACTATAGCATTCCTGCTCATGTTTGTTGTACTGTTTATCGGTAAAGCCAAAGAAGCTTCCTGGTTCCCTGAAATTCTGCAGAATATGATCTTGTTCAATGCTGTTTTGTTTATTACACTGGCTGCAGCACTTGGTTTTTATTTCTCTGATCCCAGCGGCATTAAATGGAACAATGACAAGTGGGTGTCTAAAGAGATCTATGAAAAATCTATACAAGAAACTGGGTCTACTAAGCCTATATGGGACAGCCTGGAAAACAACTGCCTCATTGTTGATGGTCCTTATAACTGCTATAAGAAGTAATTATGAAAACTAACGAAGTATACACTGACTATGAAGGCTTTGGTTTTTTTTCTGATCAGCAGCATGAAGAGGCTGGGCCCGACACAAGCCTTTATCATTTTGTGTTTCACTATAATGCTCACACTGGTCTTTGGGCTGCTATTCCTCGTGACGTGTATCAGCAGTATTGGAATGACTCTGATATACCTGGTGTCATCCGTTCTAAAGATTTTAACACGCTTACGGCAATTATTTACAAGACAAAAGGTGATTTAAGCTTGTTGGACAAGCTAATCTAGTGAGTGATTTTATAACCATACCCACATATGAAAACGGCACCTGGGGTGAGACAAGCTTCTCAACACGGGAGGAGTTCCGTGATTTCCTTAAGAGCTTATTTAAGGAACCGGGTGAGTATGGATTTGATGCAACGACTAAAGTATTTAATGCAGAAGGACGAAAGTTTCAAACACAGGGTTTTTACTGTGCTGCTCCTGTTAAGACTAAGGACTTTATTGCATACTGGGACGATCAGAAGAATAAGTGTCGCAAAGGTATTATTGTCAAAAGCAGCAAAAACACCTGGTACATAACCAGGGACTACTACATGTGGCTGAACTTCCTGCCCATCTATGACAAGGAAGAAAAGCGGTTTGACTTTGCCAAGGTGAGAGACGCCCAGTATCACATGGCGTTATACGAGCACCTGGCAGAGCTGAATTACAAGCATGCTATTATTCTTAAAAAACGTCAGATAGCGTCTTCCTATTTCCACATGGCCAAGCTGATCAACACGTATTGGTTTGAAGCAGGTGCCGTGTTAAAGATAGGAGCCAGTCTGAAAGACTACATCAACGAAAAAGGCTCCTGGAAGTTTCTCAACGAGTATAGGAACTTTTTGAACGAACACACTGCGTGGTACAGACCCTCTGATCCGGACAAGACATTTGCCTGGGAACAGAAGATCAAGGTGCGTATTAACGGACGTGACACTTATAAAGGTCTTAAAAGCACCATAGCAGGTTATTCATTTGAGAAAGATCCTACCAACGGTGTCGGTGGTCCCGTGACGTATTTCTTCCACGAGGAAGGTGGTATTGCTCCCAAGATGAAT